CTAAAAAATTAGGTGTGCCACTTGAAGAATATGCGAAATACGTGAAGGAGTAGGCATATGAATAAAATTGAAGATAATAAAACTCCACGCGCTGTCCAAACCCGCGAGAAGACGACTCGTAGGAAACCATGGGCACCACCGTCATCCCTAGATGCACCGCCTGCACCCGATGGGTTTAAACATCGATGGATAAGGGCTGAAGTTATGGGCTTAGACGACAACAAGAATCTTTCATCTAGACTTAGAGAAGGATTTGAACTTGTTAGAGCTGATAGCGGAACTCAATATCCAACTATACAGGAAGGAAAATACAAAGGTGTTATAGGAGTGGGGGGATTGTTGCTGGCAAGAATACCGGTAGAAGTCGTTGAAGAACGTATGGCTTATTTTGCTGAACAGACGCAAGATAAAGAAATGGCGATCAACAATGATTTACTAAAGGAAGAACATCCCAGCATGCCGATCTCTAAACCAGATAGGCAAAGTCGTGTAACCTTCGGTGGTAACCGGAAAGACTAATTTTTTAGCTTTCTTCCCATCGAATTAAAATTAACAACCTTTAACAAAAGGACTAACGATGGCAAACAAAGATGCGGCTTTCGGGTTTAGACCCGTAAGACATTTAACTGGTGGCGATCTTCAAGCTAATGAATACACTATTGCCGCGAATTTAGGTCATGATATATTTCATGGTCAATGTGTCAAAGCTGTAACTGCTGGTGGTATTGAACGAGCAGATGCAGGTGACGTGATTCTAGGCATATTCAACGGTTGTTTTTTTACAGATCCAACTACTAGTAAACCGACATTTAGTAACAACTATCCAGCAAGCACAAATGCTTCTGATATTGTTGCACTTGTTTACGACGATCCAAGAATCGTCTTCGAAGTCCAGCACGATGGTACAGGCACAGCGGCGATGAATTTCGCTGGTTTTGATTTAGTAGGACAAGCGGGAAGCTCGCTTTCTGGTAGATCAACTCAAGAACTAGATACTTCTACAGCAGGTACATCTGGACAATTTAAACAAATAGGTATTTCCAAGGATCCCGACAATAGTGATACGAGTTCAGCAAACGTAAACGTTTATGTAATTCCTAACACTGGCGAGCATTCTTACTTACTAACAACAGCATTAAGCTAATAGGAGTCTAATATGCCAATATCAAGATCACAACTGGTAAAGGAACTAGAGCCGGGCCTTAACGCTTTGTTCGGTTTGGAATATGCCAGATACGAAAATCAACACGAAGAAATCTATGATATAGAAACTTCGGACAGAGCTTTTGAAGAAGAAGTAATGCTATCCGGTTTCGGTTCTGCGCAGGTAAAACCAGAAGGTACATCAATTAACTTTGATGATGCTACTGAGTCTTTCACTGCAAGGTACACTCACGAAACTATAGCACTTGCTTTTGCGATTACTGAAGAAGCTGTAGAGGATAACCTTTACGACAGAATCAGCTCTCGTTACACAAAAGCACTTGCTCGTTCAATGAGTAACACCAAACAAGTAAAAGCGGCTAACGTATTAAACAATGCGTTTGATTCATCTTTTACTGGCGGTGATGGAGTAGAACTATGTTCTACAGCGCACCCGTCAACTGGTGGGAACATTAGAAATGAGTTGTCAACTGCGTCTGACTTAAATGAAACTTCACTTGAGCAGTCGCTAATCGATATTTCATTACTAACTGATGACAGAGGTCTAAAGATCGCTCTCAACGGTAGAAAAATGATTATACCGGTGCAACTACAGTTCGTAGCAGAAAGATTGATGAAAACTCAATTAAGAACTGCGACTGGTGACAACGACATTAACGCATTAAGAAACATGGGTATGCTACCAGAAGGTTATGTAGTGAACAACTTCCTAACTGATACTGATGCATTCTTCATTAAAACTGATGCGCCAAATGGAATGAAGATGTTCCAAAGAGCACCTATCACTACTAAAATGGAAGGTGACTTTGAAACTGGAAACGTAAAATACAAAGCAAGAGAGAGATACTCTTTTGGTTTCTCTGACTTCAGAGGTATTTTCGGATCTCCGGGAGCATAAAACTAATTAACGTGGGGGGCATGCCCCCCACAAAGACTAGGATAAACTTATCATGCCGACTGACCTAGCAGACGCTCGTAGAGACGGTATGATGAAAACTACGAGGTAAATATGTCAAATACAACTTTTAGTGGTCCTATTAGATCAGAGGGTGGTTTTAACGTAATTAATAAAGCTACTGATACTGGTGCAGTTACAGAAACAGGTTTTTCTGTAAACTCTACAGGACAACTAGTTTCTATGGGAACTAGAAAAATACAATCATTTGCAGGTACACTAGCAAGCACAAACGCGGCAGATACTGCATATGGAGACGGTGATGTGCTTGTAGAGCTTGGTGCATTAAATACAGACGCACCAGACGGACTAGTAACACCTAGTAAATTTTTTATTCACAGAGCATTAATTGGTATTACAACTGCGGCAGGACAAACTCTTGTTGGTGGTTTATCATTAAGTGCAACTTCTGGTACAGCAACTAACGCGGCAGTTTCTTCTGGAACTGAAATCGTGGGTGCTGGTGTAACATCTTTTAACGAACAGTTAAGTGCTACACAATCAATTACAGAAATTGACGTGAACTTTAACGATACTGCTGGTAACTACCACATATTCGTTCCAAATGTTACAGCGGCGATTGCTAGTAAAAACTTATATGCTTTTTCTACAACTGCGGTAAATGCTGATATAACTGCTGGAAGATTTACAGTGGAGTTAGAATACTCAGTATTTTAATAATTAGTGGGGCTACGGCCCCACAGTTTCTTGATTAAGGAGGGAAACAAATGGCAGATACAGTTACAGGACCTACAATCCTACAACAAAACGATAAAAGAGTTACTATTAAAATAGTAGTACAATCAGACGGAACAGGTAGTACAACAGTTTTTGGTGATGTTTCAGCATTAGAATCCAACAACGAAGGTACTTCAGTTGCAACTTTATCACTACAAAGAGTATGGTGGTCATGCGCTAATGGTGATGGAGGAGATGCATTTGCAAGATTAGACTACGAAGACTCTGACGGCGACATCCCTATCATAACTTTAATTGATTCTGGATATTGGGATTTTAGAGAATTTGGTGGCATACCAGCTAATACTAGTTCTAATTCAAATCAAAATGATGTGAATTTTGTAGTAGTAGCGGCGGCTGACTCTGGCAATTCATATACTTGTATTGCAGAGTTTCTCAAAAACTATTAATGATATCTAGATCATCTATCCCTCAACAAATATCGAAGGGTGGATTTAAAGTTAAACGTTCTTCTAAGAAAAAGAAGAAAAAGAAAAAGGTGAAAAATGGCAACGTCAGGTACAAACAGCTTTAATTTAGACGTCGATCAAGTAATCGAAGAGGCGTTTGAAAGATGTGGTTTATATTCTAGGTCTGGTTACGACATAAAAAGTGCCAGACGTTCACTTAATATTATGTTGGCTGAATGGGCTAACAGAGGTATTAACTTGTGGACGGTTGAACTTAGAACACAAACACTAACAGCTAGCACAACAAGTTACACACTAGGCACAGATTTAGTTGATGTACTAGAGGCTGTAATTACTGAAGCGTCTGATGCTAATACAGATATTGAAATAGATAGAATTAGCAGAGCAGAATATTTAAACATATCACAGAAGTCTCAAACAGGAACACCTGTGCAATACTTTTTGCAAAGAGATACTTCTGCTCCTACATTGTTTTTATATCCTACACCAGATGCGGCAGACACATTTAAGTATTATGGTCTAACTAAGATACAGGATGCTGGTGATTACAACGATCAATTAGAAGTGCCAACTAGATTCATACCATGTTTAACTTCTGGTTTAGCATACTATGTGTCAATTAAAAAAGCACCAGAGAGAACGGCATTATTAAAACAGTTGTATGAAGAAGAATGGCAACGTGCATCTGAAGAAGATAGACCACGTTCTAGTTTCTTTATTACACCAGAAAGAGGAGTTATTTAATGGCTAAAGCTTCTGGTAAATACGCACAAGCAATATCTGATAGAAGTGGTTTTGCTTTTCCATACACTGAAATGATTAAAGAATATAATGGTTCTTTAGTACATAAATCAGAGTTTGAAGCAAAGCATGAACAACTTGAAAGACAAAGACATGCAACAGATGCACAAGCATTAGATGACGCTAGACCAAAAAGAAATGAACCTATGACAGTGTTTCTTGGTGGTAAAGGCTTTCTTGAAAATACAGGATCTATGAATCCAGTTAATAGAAAACCAACTGTGTTTGCAACATACGTTGGATCAGTAACAGTGAGTATATCATGACAGTAACACACTCAGAATTAGTAACACAGATCAGAGCGTATACAGAAGTAGACAGCTCTGTATTATCTGACACTATAGTAAATGATTTTATCGAGTTTGCTGAAAATAGATTATTTAGAGATGTAGATATTGACGTATTTAAATCACATCAAACTGCAAATCTCACAGCAAGTAACCCTTTCTTATCTCTACCGGGTG